TCGGCATACTCATGCCTCCTGTGTTTTCTCAACTGCCCACGGGGGAGAGAAATCCCTCCCCCATGGACCTGTTCCTTACGATCCGGACCTGTAGGTGATAACCGTGCTGGGCGTGCAGTTGATCGTCATGCCAACCGCTTCGTTGACGCCGCCGCCGGAGATACCGGCAGAGATGTCGCCGCTCCAGTCAAACTTGCCGAGATGGCCGTCCGGGGTCTCAGAACCCTGTGTACCGGAAGCACCGAACCAGACGCTGTAGTCATAGGTATGACCTTCCAGCGCGGTAACGGCGGAGTAGTTCGCCGGGGTGTAGTTCGCGCCGAACTGGAACTCACTGGTATCGCCGCATTTGTGTTCGCCACAGGTCGCTACGCTGTAGCCGTCTTTTCAGACTGCTTCATGTCACCATGAAGATCAGACTATATCACGATCCTTTTCAGGACCCCTGCCATTTCCGCCGCCGATCGCTTGCGGCGTACTCCCTCTCGGGATAGTCGTTGAACCTTGCCGTTTCCGGCCTTGGCTGCTGATTGTCTTGCGCCCCAGTGAAGAACACAAGAGTTTCCAGCAATTAAACAGGTTTTCAATACGCATTACTGCGTAAGGGCACAAGTTACGAGTTTATGCCGTTAATATACGTGCGCATATAGTCGGACAGCGATGTGATGTCGATCCTCTCCTTGGGCGGGATCAGATCCGGGAAGGAGGTGATGTCGATCAGTTTGGAATATTCGCCGTTGGTCGTGGTCCTGTACATCAGGTAGGTTTGGTAAGTGGAAATGCCCTTAACATCTGCCATGATCGTGGTCTCCTTTCGTTAGTTTTGAATCAAAAAACGCATGAATGCGTGGGTGAAACCCAAACTCGCAATCATGCGTCTTTGCTTATTCAGTTTCGGCCTTATCCTCTGCGATAAATGTTTCCGTAGCTGTCAACCATCGCTTCGTATCTGGCCACATACCGGAATACTTTTGTGTTTGAAGCGTTATTCATATACGTGCTGCTCACTCTTGAAAAGTTCATTGCAAGCATCGCGCCGTCTGCTGCCGCAAACACTTTTCGACATTCGCTCTTTGTCGTTGCAAAAACTTCCAATTGATAAGAAATAATTGAAAAGTTTTCAACCGGGCTTGAACTCTGAAATTTCCGAGCCGTTATGTTGCTTATCTCGATCAAACTTCCAGCCGGAAATGCCGTTTTCGGATCAGTAATAATGGTACTTACAAACCGATTGTTTGCACATAACGGAGCGGCTGCTGAATGAACTCTATTGAATATTTTTACTTCATAGTCATTCATTCTCGCTCACTCCTTCATTCTTAATGATCCGCAATATACTCTGCAATAATCTTTCCGCCCATCGTTTCAGCTTCAATCGCAAGATCTTGCAGTGTGTTGTACATAAACGGTCTTGCCGGCATACCGTCTGTCCATGCAAGCATCTGTCCATCGTCAGCTTCCAGAAAGCCCCATGCTGCCGGATACCACCATCCACCATGATCATGGTTGTTCAAGTCATATTCGTATCCGGCTTCTTCGTACTCTGGATGGTGATTCTCTTTCCCTACAATACCGGTGCCATATTCTACAAACATGGCATAACTCCCGTATTTACTGTCCAGTCCTTCACCTGCTGTGACAAGACCATCCTCGCCAACCATTCTGTAATTAACAGACTCAGACAAAGCGCCTGTCATGTAGGCCGGATCATCGAAAAATATCAATTCCGCCCTGGCAATTTCAACACCCTTCTCTGCCAAACGTTCTATCAGATTGATCATTGCTGGCTTGAGAATCTTTTCAAAATCATCAAGTTGCTTCATTGCTGACTTGATAGACTTTTTGTCAAGCGTCATATTGATATTCTTCAGGATAATCATTCACCATCACCATCCGGTTCGTTCTCCGGAATGTACGGATCATTGTGTGCTTTCGTCTGCTTTTGCAGTGCGATGCTCAGGAAATTCAGGCTTGGACGTACCGCCTGGATATCGTACAGATCTCCTTTCCAGCGGATCAATCCGTACTCGTTGATCTCCGTATTCGGATCATCCATCGTCAGCGTATGTGTGTAACGGATATCGTCCCCGTAAAACGTTATGCTTTCCCGCCCACTCGGCGCGTTAAAGCTTCCACGGTAAGGCACAGGGTCTCCATACACTCGTACAAACTCACCCGTGTGCTCGCCGTCCTCATTCAGGTCCGTCTCCGTTCCATCACACGGCAGATACTCAAAATCCGTCATGTTCCTTCTCAGGCACTTCATGCGAACACCACCTTATCGAATCAACTGGGCATACGGCACAATTTCTGCAAGCATTCCGTCAGGAATGTCTGCCGCACCGTAATTTCTGTGGATGTTCGATTCAATATGCTGAATTTCACCTTCCGCCCCGCGTTTGTTGAGGAGGTAACTCGCAGCCTTCAATTGGATCGCAACGTACCGGTCCGGAACTTCCAGACCTTCGTAGTCATCTTTAAAAGGATACATGCGGTTGAGAATCTTCTGTGCGGCCAGTTCAAGGTAAACTTCCAGGATGCCGGAGTCCGTATCATCATCCATCATTTTCTGAAGCATTGTGATTTTTTTCTCCATGGTCATCCTGATCATCCCCTTTACTTGGTCGTCTTCCGCCTTGCGGACGTCCTTGCCTTTACGGGTTCTTTCGCTTCCGTGGCAACCAGTTCAGTCTCTTTCACGGTTTCCTGTTTCGGTTCAGCCTTCGGCGCGTCCAGCACCTCAACGGCGTCCCCCAGGTCTTTGTCCGTGTTCCAGACGTCACCGGCACGGTGCCATCCGGATGCGTCTTTCACATTCCATTTGGCTTTCACCAGCATGGTTTGTTCCCCTTTCTTTGGGACCCCGGCGGCAAGGGAACTGCCGCCGGGATATTTTTTTACTTCACCTTGAGCAGGGCGACCTCGTTCATCCGCTCGTAGGACGGCAGGACGATCTCGGAAGCGAAGGTGTTCAGGTTCACGGGATGCTCGTCCAGGATCTGGGTCAGAGCGATACCGCTGTTCACGATCGCCACATCCGCCTTGCCGCTGCCCATCAGGTCAGCTTCCTCGGGCGTGGTGCCGCGCCAGGTGTTGCCCAGCGTGCCGTTCGGCAGCACGGCGACGTAGTCGTCCGGCACAAACTTGTGGGTCTGGCCGTCTTCGTCCTTGTACTGCTTGTCGTACACGATGATGCCGCTCAGATTCAGCGCGTCCTTCATGACGGCGATGATCTGCGCGTCGGTCAGATAGCCGACAGCCTGTCCGTTGATGGTCAGGAACAGGTCCTTGATCGCCTTAATGCTCCGCAGCAGTTTGAACGTGGCATTGTTCATCATGATGATGCTGCCTTCGCCGCCCTGTTCGCGGATCCTGTCCTGCGCGGTCTGGATATCACCCAGAGGATCGGCCACGGTCGTCTTATCCCAGGTGTAATCGCTGGGAACAGGCAGGTAGTTGGTGGACTTCCATGTGCCGTTCGGATCGTAGTTGTAGGTGTACTTCACACCGTTTGCTTCGATCGTGATGCCGACGTCGCCGTTCTCCGCGAACAGCAGCTGCATGATCATCCGCTCCGGAACGACCAGCGCGCCGTCCAGCAGGTTGCCGGCGTCGTCGAACACGCGCTGAAGCGCGTCGTTCATGTAGGGATCATTCTTTTCCTGGATCCGCAGGATCTCCTGGCGGTCCTTTTCCTTCAATTTAAAGCCCTCCCTGAAGAACGGCATTTCCGTCTCCAGCATCTTGATGCCTTCCCGGCCACGGAAGGTGGCTTTCGCGTCAAATGCGCTGGGCATCAGAGAAATGGGCAGACCCTTGGACCCCTTGATCCACTTCAGGTCGAGACCGGCCTTCTGCTTGCTCGGGAACAGGGTTTCGCCAACGTAGGGAATCCGGTTGCTGACCGCTTCGGTCCAGTTGGCAGCGATAACCTTGGGGGTTACCAGCTTACGAAACTCAGTAAGATTCATAGGTTTTTCTCCTTTCGTTGTTTTTAATCAGGCCACTGAATGTGCCTCAGCAGATGTCCGCATCCGACGCGGACGTCCGCGTAGATTTTGACTCCGCTGATCCTGCACAGTGAGCAGAAATAAAGGTCTTCACTCAGCATCCCCCGGTTCGCGTCTCCGTAGTTCACCCAGTCATACCATGGGTATGAGAGTTTCCGGAAAATCTCCGTCCGGATCATCGCGCACCCCATCCCGCCGCCGTGGACCTCGATCTTGGTCTCTCCGGCGTCCTTCAGTCCGTGCATTTCCTCAGCGGAATACTCGCTTTCCAGCGGGTAGTGGTAATACTCCTTGCCGTTCTCGTCACGGAGTTTGCAGATGCATGTATTGCCCCTGTAAATGTTGTCCGTGTCCCTGTGCGCGTAATATCCAAGGTTGACCTCTTTCGCGTCCTCCAGCAGCAGTTTCAATGCATCCTTCGGAAGCGAAATGTCGTTGTCAACCATCAGCACGTAGTCGGTCTCCAGGTCAATGGCCTTCTGGGCAATCCGGTTCCGTGCCGTCGCAACGTCGTATCCGCGAACGCTGTCAAACAACACCTCATGCCCGCACTTGTCCATGTCCCAGATCGTCTTGTACGTGTCAGGGTAAATCGTTTCAAAGGTCGGTACGGCAACGAGTATCCTCATTCACTATCCTCCGATCAGGTTTCGCCGGTCTCGCCGGTCGCTCCGGTCGCGCCGTTCACACCGATGTTGGTCCGGAAAATGATTCCCGGCAGCGCACTGTACAGCGCGGAAACATAGCTGACTTCGCTGTGTTCCTGGGCCACCGTCGCGTTGATGATGCCCTGCACCACGGCCGCGCCGTTCGGGTTCTCGGCGGTATCCACGTCATACAGCAGCACGCCGATCGCACCAGATCCGGTCGTCACAACGCCTTCATCCGTCAGAGGAGAACCGGCCTTAACGACCGTACCGCTGACAGGGGTCGCCACATTCACGGGGATCGCCTGGAAGTCTTTGGAGGCCAGAATTTCCACTCCGCCGCCAACAGAAGTTTCAGTGTACTTCATGTGTGTTGTCTCTCCTTTCAAAAGAGTTTTTATGTGTGCATCGGTTCAAGCCGGTCGGGCTGAACCTCCCAACTCTTACCGCATGTACCCTTTTAACCCGTCAGCGACAGATTTGTCGGATTCGGCCCGTGCGCGTCCGAGCGCTTTCGCCCGTTCGATCGCCGCCTTTTCCGCCGCGTCCTCTTCGCTGCTCCCGCCCGCACCGGGGCTGGGAATCTTCCCAAACTCCAGCCGGAGCGCCTTTTCTTTCGCTTCCCATGCTTTCTGAATCAGAAGCAGGGCATTGTCCACGTCCTCGCATCCGCTCAGGCACTCTGCGATCTTTCCGGCGGCGTCCTCATCCACGCTCAGTTTGGCCATAACGCTCTTGGTGGACTTGGCCCTGGCGACCTCTTTCCGGAGATCTTCCAGTTCCTTGGCGGCTTTCTCTTCCGCCTCTTTCTTGTTCGCCGCGTCAATCTCTTCCTGTGTCTGCTTGGCCCGAAGTTCCTTGCGGTAGTTCCCCGCTTCCTTGGTCGCAGCGTCCAGAGCGTCTTTCTGCTTGGCCATGTCGGCCTTCAGCTGCTCGATCTGCGCCAGCAGGTCCTTCGTGTCGTTGTTCTCAGCGCCGCCATCAGCGCCTTGCGCGTTCTCTCCGCCCTGGTTGTTTCCGTCGCCAGCCGGGACACCGTCTCCGCCGGCACCGGCACCGTCGTCAGGAGAGAAAAACTTGTGATACATCCAGTATCCGTTCCGATTCCTAAGCATGTTCATACTCCTTTGCGTTTTTTATAGTGCGTCTCTGCACTCATTCTCTTGCGTTTGTTGCGCGGTTCTCTCCGCGTTCGCGTTTGTTTACCGTCACTTCTCTGTGACTATGCAATCAGACTGTCGTCTGTTTACACCGTTACTCCATGATGGGCCGCAACCGGCACCTGCATCCATAGTGCTTTGGCGGAATATCGTCGATCCTGTAGATCACGCCGTTCCGTGGCCGGCACTCGCCGCACACTTTCTCGTCGCCCATGGTCACCCACTGTGCTTTCTTGACTCCTGCGTCCTGCATGGCCTGGATCATGGCGTAGTCCGTCATATTGATGGCATACTGCCCCAGTTGCTGGCTCCAGTACCGCAGCGCTTTGTCAATCTCCGCGTTCCGGTTCTCTGAAACCTCCAGTGCCTCCGCCAGTCTGTACGCTTTCCGGTCCGTTTCCGTGTCAAACCTGTACAGCGTCACAAAGTCTGTCTGGTGCAGCACGTCTGCAACCCATTCGTCCGTAATGGCGTCCTCCGCCATCTCGTGCGCCTTTTTATGCGGGATATCGCACATTGCGCACATCAACAGGTACCCTTCAAAAGCGACCTCGTAATACCGTTTCCTCGCCTGTCTCGCGCTCCTGCGGTATACGCCTACGACCGTCTGGATGATGTTGATCTCATCCCACTTCGCCATCTTCATCAGCCCGAACGCTTCCACGTTTGCCCTATCCAGCGCCTTGATGGCCTTGTCGCACGCCGCGTAATACTCCTGGCTTTCCGGACTCATCCGACACCACCACCGTATCTCGGTGTGCTTCTCCGCGCCTTATTTGCACAGGCAATCGTGTCGTACTTCTGGTTCGGATCTTTCTTCTGAAACCTCTTTCCGCATACCGGGCAGATCGCCCACTCGCCCTTCCTCTCCGCGCTTCCAGGGTCTCCGCTTCCGCCAGCCGCCTGTGCCTCAATGCCGTCCACGCTCGTCGGGTCCGTCGTGTCGTCTTCCTTCAGCGGAATGTCCTCGCCGATCCCGTTCAGCCGGTCCAGTTCGTCCGCCAGCATCTGCTGGTAATCGTCGTACACGATGGCGTCGCTTTCCGGATCGCGGCTCAGGTGGCTAAACTTAAACGCCTGAATCGCCGGCATACCGATTGTCCTCAGCGTGCTGAAACTCTGCGTCTTCACCAGCAGGTCTTCGTAACTCTGCCGCCAGAAC